GCGATGACGTGGCAGCCGTGATGCTGTGGCTCGGCTACAGTGTGGCTTATGTCAACCTCAGCCTTGTAACCTGGTCTATGGAGTATGTAGGCGAGGAGACCGAGGACTCGGAGGGCGAGCCGGAGGCAGACACAGAATAAAGACCCAATCAACAATTTGCCATACATCTTGAGGGCGGCGGCTCCGTGAGGAGCTGCCGTTCTGTATTTTTCCACATGTGCGCGCGTGAATACTTTTGCGTCATGGCTACTCAGTTAATCACGGCTATACGCCCTGTAATGTTTTCTTACGAGCTGCAATGTGTCGAGATTTCCACAACGGAAAAGACTGTGCGGTTCCGGCTCCTGCATGGCACCGATACTCTGCTGAGCGAGGATTACGCGCCGGACTCTCAGGGGCGCATAACTCTCTATGACCTTAACGAGCTTGTCGAAGCGGTGATAGGCAATGCTCCCAAGGGGGCGTTTGCCGTGGCGCTGGGGAGCGCCGCAGTTGTGGAGTTTGAGGTGCTGCGCTGCTCTGTGGGCATGGATTGCACCGCAGAGGAGTTTCTCGATACCCGGTTCATGACCTCCGGAACAGACACACGCACCACCGCTCCGGGGCGTTACGAGCTGCTGAACTTCTATGAGCGTGAGACCGCTCATGAGGTGGATGTAATGCGTGTGTTGCGCAACCGCGCTACAGGCGAAATCACCCGTGAGTCCGCATGTCTCGTTCCTGCCGGAGCCTACTCCCCGGGAACGGTTATGAGCGTGGAGGTGTCGCCCGACTACATTCTTGCGCAGGGCGATACCCAGGCTTATGAACTTGTGGAGTATACCGTAGTGTGCGGCAACCGTAAGCAGCGCTACAGGGTGACGGCTGCGGCAGCCGCCGACCCCTCGGTGATATATCGCAACCGCTTCAATGTGTGGGACACCTACCATTTCGCGGGTACGCTCGAGAGTGACCCGCAGTTCGAGCGGTCGCAGGCGTGGATGAACGGGCAGTATGTCACTTATCGCACTCAGGAGGTGATGCAGTTCAAGGCAATGACAGAACCGGTGCCGCTGGGTTTTGAGTGCTATGTTCAGGATGTGGCGCGCTCTCCGGAGATTCACCGGCTGGATGCAGCCGGGGCGAGCCGCGAGCTGCTTACCGTCACCGACTGCGAGATAAAGACGGTAAACGATGATGACGCGCTGAATGTCTACACCCTGACATACCGCTTTGCCGACAAGGTGAGCGCCAAGGCATTCACCGGGGCGCGCCACAGAGTCTTTGACGATACTTTTGACAACTCCTATGAATAAAAACAACCATAAGCGCCCGGCAAAGGTCATCTACTGGAAAGATGCCATCGCCCTGCTCGAGAGCGGGCAGCCGGTGGATATAAAAGTGTGGAAGCTCCGCACCGGCGACATACTCACCTACAGGCAGTGCGTGTGTGTCGGCAAGCACTGGAGGGGCGGCACACATATGATACGCTGTGCGGGCAGCAGTCTCACCCGCGAGTTCCGCGATATAACTTTATTTGAAATAAATGGTTACGAAATCTACCGTTGAAACCGCACCCGCACGCCGGGAACATGTGCGCCACACGCCGTCGGACGTGTTTACTTTTACAATATCAGACAGCGCGGACTCTGTGACAGACAGCGCGGATGTGTTTGACGAGGACGGCATACAGCTGGATGCCAAGCAGGTGCCCGGCTACCCGCAGATGCGTTACATGCCGTTCGGTCACGACAATCAGTTACCTTACAGACTCGTCAACACCATAGGCAGCGATGAAGTGCTGTCTCAAAACTTGTTTTTTAATGTCCTGACTGCCTACGGCGCAGGGCTGCAGTATGTCGACAAATCAACAAGGCAGCCCACCGCAGACGAAGAGATAGAGGAGTTCATGCTGCATAACTCGCTCAATGAGTTTTTCCTTGAGCAATGCACCGACATGAAGCACTATTTTTTCAGCGTGGCGGTAGTCATTCTTGACCATGACGGGGACAATATCGTTCAGGTAAGGCACAAGGACGCGTCATTCTGCCGCTTTGAGAAAGCCGACCGCCACGGGCGCATCAACCACGTGTTTTACGCCAACTGGCGCAAGGAGTCTGCACTGCAGAAAAAGGATGTGGAGATGATACAGCTGCTCGATCAGCGCGACCCGCTCGGGCATCTTCAGGTTCTCATGGGCAAGCGCCCGGGCGCTGACGGTGTTACAAGGATGCGTACAACAGTGCGCAAGTTCGCGGTTGTCATGCGTTTCCCGACTCCGGGACAGCGCTATTACCCGACACCGTATTATACTGCTATTTTCCGCGGTGACTGGTTCGACATCAAGCGGCTTGTCGGCAAAGGCAAGAAAGCCAAAATCCGCAATCATTCCGCAATAAAGTATCAGGTGGAGGTGCACCGCGACTTTTGGGACAGCATCTGCGATGACGAGAATATTACTGACGAACTGGAGCGCCAGGAGCGCATCAAGAAAGAGAAAGAGCGTATCCGCGACTTTGTTACAGGGGTGCGCAACAGCGGCAAGGTTTGGATTACCGGCTACTATGTCGACCCCAACGGCAACGAGCAGCGCATGGTGCGAATAAATGTCATCGACACCGGCAAGGAGGGTGGAGACTGGAGCGAAGATGTTCAGGAAGCCTCAAACATGGAGTGCTACGGCACCAATATTCACCCTAACCTGGTGGGTGCCTCTCCCGGCAAGGGACAGAGTAACAATTCCGGTTCTGACAAACGCGAGCTGTTCACACTCAAGCAGAGTCTTGAGACAGCGTTTCACGACATGCTGCTCAAGGTGCATTCCCTTATAATACACTTCAACGGCTGGGGCGCCCGGGTGTCACCCTCCGTGCCCTTGGTGATGCTCACCACTCTTGACAAAAACACTGACGCGAAAAAGATTCAGCGCGACGGCGAGGAATCGGATGTTAACGAATAGTCATTTTTAACCATGCGCATAACTTATTCAACCTTTAAATATTTCTGCCCCTCTTCGGCGCAGCCCTCTGAAAAGCTCGTCGAGCGCATCGAGGCGTATATAGTCAAATCCAACCAAAAGCTGCGCGAGGCAATCGGCGCGGAGCTGCATGAGTCTCTTGACGCTCTCACCTTTGACCCGTCGAATATTCCGGACGACATGCAGGCCATGTTGCTTGCGGCTGTAACGGCGTTCGTCTGCCTTGACGCGTACTACGAGGCTATACCCTCGCTCGACCTTGTACTCACGGCAACCGGCTTCGGGGTTGTCAGCAATCAGAACACGGCGCCGGCATCGGCAGACCGTGTGCGCAATCTCCGCGAGCGGATAGCCGCAGACCGTGACGACGCTTTTGACTATATGCTCGGACTTCTGCGCGGCTATGCTCCGTGGTGTGAGGGCGAACAGGCACAGGCGCTGTTCTCCTCGCTGTTTTGGCGCGGGGCTGACATGGTTGAATTTCCGGACATGAAGCAGCCGCATCGGAGCGACCTGCTTGCCGCGCGCTCTAAAATCGAAGCCGGGGAAATAGAACTTGCACGGATCATATCTCCGGAACTGCTGGAGGCTCTGTGTGCCGACATACGTACTAACACAGGGTCTATGCGGCGCAGTGTGTTTGTCGCCCAGTGCCGCAGGTTTGTGGCGCGCGCAGCAGACTCGCTCGACACCACACAGCAGCGCCTCAATCTTATAGCCTATCTTGACAGATACCTTGAGTGCTTCCCGGAATATGAGGCGAGCAGCGCATATAAAGCCAATCACTTCACCCCATACGAAAACAAGCTCCATGACTCGTGTTACTTTTTCGGAAAATAAAATCTCGTTCGAGATTCCCAAGGGGTGGCACGAGCTGACGCAGGAGGAGTTGGCGGCAGTCATCGAGGTTGTGGGCACATGCCGGGACACTGTCGCGCCGCTCGGCGTGTTCTGCAGGCTGACCGGCATGAAGATAGTCCGCGAGACTCCGGAGGGGTTTTTGTGCTATGTGCGCATAGCCGGCAAGGATGTACGCTTTTTGGCAAAGCCGGAACAGATGCACGATGTGCTCAGCCCGCTGGACTGGCTCTATGACCCCGGCACTGTTCCAGTGCGCCCGGACACTCTCAGGGGTGTTCCGGCTGTCGACGCGCAGTTTCACGGCGTGAGCTTTGCCGACTGGCTGGCGATCGATAACAGCTATCTCGGGTTTCTGACCTCCAAAGCCCCGGCGGCTCTGAACCCTATAGCCGCACGGCTATATCCCGGTATCAGCCTTGACAAACAGCTGACCGACGCGGAGGTGTTTGTGTTGGTAAACTGGGTGACGCAGGTAAAAGGGATGTTCTCCGCTATGTTCACCCACTTTTTCAAGTCTGACGGCAGCGGCGGCGCTATCGATGCCAAGGCTGCGCGCGAAATCATGGACAACGAGATAAGAGCGCTCACCGGCGGCGATGTCACCAAGGAGCAGGTTGTGTTTGCAACCGATGTGTGGCGGGCGCTTACCGAACTTGACCACAAGGCACGCGAGGCGGAGGAGTTCAAGGCACAGATGGCTAAATATAAATAGAATACAATGGACGCACACAACCTTTTTGACTTCGAGGATTATGTTTCCCGGCTGACTCAGGGCAACCGCCTGGCGCAGGAGCATGGCTTCCGGTTCTGCACGTGCAGCGGCATCGAGTCGTTGCAGGGACCTTTGGAGGACTTCTGCAACGAAAGCGCCTTTGTATGTGTCGACGACACCAACGACGGCGCGCTGTTCACAGGGCGGGGCGGAGGCTTCTACAAGAAGCGCACCTGCACGGTGTTTATACTGCACCGCTACGAGTTCCGCGACATGGCAGACCGCAGCCGTGTGCTTGCGATTTGCCGCGAGCTGTTCCGGCAAATCATGTCGCGTATGATTGTAGATGAAGCAGACCTGAGCAATAACCTTATATATCTTGACACGTCAAACGTGCTGTGCCGAGAGCTCGGGCAGTACTTCCTTAACGGCTGCACCGGGCTTTACTTCATGGTTGACGTGTCGGAACCGGTAGACCTGAAATACAACGCAGACGAATGGCAGAGCTGAATGATGATGAGAAATATATAGATGAATGGGTGCGCACCATGCTTGATATATGGCGTGAGCGCATCGAGCGCCTGCGCATCATGGACACCGGCACACTCCACCAGTCGCTGACCGAAACAGTCACCGGCTCTGCGGAACTACGCCTTATTGACTTCAAGTTTGTGCGCTACGGCATTTATCAGGCGCTCGGTGTCGGCAACGGCTATTCTAAAGACAACGGCGGCGACCTGGAGTTTCTTGACCCGGAGTACCGCAAAGCTCACAACCTCGGCAAACCTCGCACACGCCGCGACTGGATATACAGAAAGCTGGCGGCATCGAGGTTCAATATGGCGGAAGACCTCGCGCGGATAACCGGGCAAAAAGCCATGTCTGTTATCTGTACCGCCCTCGATGATTTGCGCAGCGCTGCCGATTAAGGCGTATTTTTCCGCGCGTGTGTGCGGGGGTAACTTTGTGATAAAGTTATCCCGCTATGAAGCTCAAAGACAAACCTACACTCCTGTACGATGCCTCCGTTATCCGTAACGAGAGGTCAGAGGCGCGCAACACTGCAATGCGAGTCGGCAAAATGTTTATCGACCTGATAAACGCCTTTGACGCATCGCTGGGAGGCGACGGCCCCGCTATCTTTCCCGAAGGGATAGAGACCGGCGTTTATGAGCCGGGAGTCAGCGGCGGCAAGATAGACTCTGAGGGTGATGCGGAGTTTCGCAACCTGCTTGTACGCCTCAAGGCATTGCTCGGAGAGCTTGAGGTAAAGGGGGATGCTGTTTTTGATGGCAGCGTGGGCAGCCCCGATTTTGTTTCCGGCTTCCCCGACGGTTCCGGCTGGGGCATTGTCCGCAAAGAGATACTGAACGCGCTGGGGGTTCCGGAGTACAAGTATTCCGCGGAGTTTGACGAGGTGATAGTGCGCGGTGCGCTGCGCATTTTCTCGCTTGTGGCTTCACAGCTGCTGGGCGAGAATGACAACAGAGTGTTCACCGCCATGGCGGAGGTCGACCACTACGACCCGGCAACCGGGCGTGTGTGGCTCGACACCAAAGGGGGTAAGCTGTATAACCCTTTCCGCAAGGGGGATTATATAATGGTGCAGCAGTACACCGGGGCGCAGACACCTGACGGCTACATATCCAAGCATTACGAGCTGATAATTACCGGCGCGGGGTGTGGCGATGAGTCAGACGGTGAGGAGCGCCTTGACTGGGTGACGTTTGGCAACTATGCCAGTGCCGACGGCAGGGACGCGGCGATTGTCATTACCAAGGGGGACACTTTCACAAGGGTAGACAGCGCCACGGATGCCGACCGCAAGGGACTTATTCAGATAATGACAGTCGGGGCGGCTACCCCTTACATGGATGTGGTGTACGGTCTGAAGACTGACCCGGCAAATGCCCTCAAGGGGCGGCTGGGCAACCTTGAGGGTGTGCGGCATCATCTGTTCGGGTGGCTGCAGGGGTTTGGCGAGATGCTTACAAACCTGTATGCCGTGGGAGACTTCCGTCTGCGGCGCACCGGCGAGAGTCTTGACAGCAAGATAGAGATGCTGCGGGGTGTGTTCGAGAGTCGTTACAGGAGCCTGACCCATGACATAACCGAGAATGACAATTATCTAACAAATCCCTCTTTCGCCGAACAAATGGCGGGGTGGGAGGCTGTCGATGACGGGCAGATACTCACTTCCAACGGCGAGCCGCTGCTTGTCAACGGCAATACTTTTGTAGCTGACGACCGCATAGCCCTTATCGAGGAGTACGAGGGCAAAGGGATGCTGCACCTCAAGCGCAGCGGCATACGTCAGCGCAATGCGCTTGTACGGCAGCCGGGCACGCACCGCGAGTTTGTGCCGTCGGCAGAAATAGGCTCTCCGGAGCAGTGGCGCGATGTCAAAGACACCCTGTATCTGAGCGTGAAGATATTCGCGCTGAGTGACGGTGTGCTGTCTGTCGGCTTCGAGGGTTCTGAGGCAGAGACCGGGAGCCTCCCGTCTCCGGCAGTCGCCAGGGTGACCGCTTCCGGCGAGTGGCAGACGCTCCAGTGGCAAGGCACATGGGACGGCAAAGGGGATTTTGTACTGGAGTACACCGGCGAGGCTTACATCTCGCTGCTGTCTCTGACAGACTGCGCCCTCGATGACTTCAAACGGGAGGTCAGCACGAGCATAGAGCAGACAAGCGACCGAATCCGGCTTCTCGGCACGAACATAGACAATATTTCGGGTAAAGTTACACAACTGGGCATAGACCTTGACGCGGCAAACGGTCAGATTGAGCTTTATGCGAAAGAGACAAAAGAGACAATTGACGGGGTAAAAAAGGACTTGTCAAGCCTTACTATCAAAGCAGATGAAATAAGCTCGACAGTAACAAGGATTGACAACGATGTGAAAACAGCCCAATCAGACATAAGCCAAACCGCCGACAGCATCACTGCGGCAGTAGCCCGGATAGAGGCTGCGGAGAATAATATAAAATCCTCAAACCTGACGATAGAAAGCAATTACACTTCGCTGTCGACGCAGATAGAGTCTCTTGACGGCGAGGTACAGGCAAAGGCAGAGATAAGAACAAGCGTGCAGTATAACCCGGAAACGGGAAAAGTAACAAGCGAGATAAAACTGCGTGCCGACCAGATAGATATCAATGGCGCGACCACTATCAATAATTCTTTCGAGGTGTCGGAGTCCGGAGATGTGACAATGCGCGAGGGTGTTGTAATGGAGGAGGGCGCGCTTATAGGCAATCTGCGTGTGTCCGGCTCTTTGCTGACAAATGAAAACGAGGATGGCAACGCATGTATAATCCTGATAAATAAAGAGAATGGAACCAAGGCTGTACTGGGGGATGCAGCAAACACATTAGGAGTTAAGATGGCCGGGATATTCGAGAGCACAAAAAAGGAATCCGCTCTAGGCGGCACACTGCATGAGGCTCTTCTTGTGTCAGCCCAGGGAGCTATGAACAATTGCGCGCTGGGCATGGACGGCGGGTATGTGAGCGGCTTTGCGATGAAAACGAGGGTGCTTACAGCCTCTGAGGTGCTGGCGCGCGCGGACTACAATATTGTGTGTGCTAACTCAAGCGAGATAACTTTGACGCTGCCGGAGATGCAGCCTCACGATGATGGGCATGTCATAAGAATCAAGCGTGTGGGCAGCGCAAAAGTGAGTATCCGGCTGGGCTATAGTAATTATTATGCTGACACACTGGGAACAGTCGGGCGGTGCCGCTCTTTCCTGTTTTACAATCAGGGTGATATTCTCACCGGGGACAGTTTGATAACGCTGAACAGCTGCGGAGACGGCTACGAGCTGGTGTGGTGCCGGGAACTGCAGCACACGTCAGGGTCGACCACACTGCACGGCGGCTGGGTTCAGTATAAGTTCCCGCCGAATTGGTAATGCTTTATTAATCATAAAAATAAATTTGTTATGAAAAAATCAACAGAAAACGCAACAGTAGACTACGAACCCGAGAAGATAACCGACAGCGTGGAGATACGCTTTTTCAAGACAGTGAGCGGCGACCGCTGCAGCGTCCATGGCAAGATTACCAAGGACGGCGCTGAGGCGGGCAGCGTGACGTATGATTCACGCAACGGTCTGTACATTGTGTCGCTCAAGCCGGTTTCCTCCCTGACCTCCGAAGAGCAGGGCGCGGTGCTTGCGGGTGTGCATGGCTGTGTATCTGAAATCCTTGCAGACTGACCGGAGCCATGGGACAGATACAGACAGCACAGATAGAGCTTGAGGCTTTGTGCGCACGGCTTGCGCCGGTGTTCATGGAGTATCTGCGCACCCACGGCACTGCGGTAGACCGTATCGAGACAGCGACCACTCTTGACGGCATTACATCACTGCCCGCGCGGTATAGTCTCGGCGGCGTAGAGAAGAATGTCCTTGCTCCGCTGGGACTGTTGCGCGCCGGGGTAGATGACGCGATAGGCTCGTGTACTTCAGCGACAGCAGATGCCCGCGCTGCTGCGGCAGGTGCCAATGCTGCTGCGGCAAAGGCAGACAAAGCCGCGGAGGATTGCGATGAAGCGAGGCAAGAAGCCGAGGACGCTGCATTGCGAGCCGATGAAGCGGCCGGCAGGGTGGATGACGCAATCAAGTCTGCCAATGATACCGTTAGTGAGCTGCTGGCAAACGAGGCAGAACGCCAGCTCAATGAGCAGGAGCGAGAACGAGCTGAGCAGGAGAGGGACAATCGCGAAGCTCAGCGAATGTCCGCCGAACGGGAGCGAGCTGCTGCCGAAGGAGAGCGGGCTGCCGCCGAGACACTGAGGGTGTCTGCCGAGGCTCGGAGAGTGAAGTCAGAATCGGGGCGCGTGGAAGCTGAGCAGCTGCGCGAGAGTAAATTTAACGAGAGTGTGAAGAGTGCCGAGGCTGCCGCCATGGAGGCTATCAATGCCGCCGGGGAGTGTCGGACTGTGACCGAACAGATTCAGGGCATAGCCGGCTATATCCCGACTTCGCTTGAGTGCGATGCGCCGCAGTGTATCACTCTCGGCAATACTCACGAGTTTGCCATTGCGGTGCGGCTGTTGCCGGAAAAGGCGGCACAGAACATTTTGTTTTTGGGCGATGACGGCGCTGTTAGTGTGGCTCCTGACGGCAAGATTACTGTCAACCGCGCCGGCGAGAGCGTGATACACATAGTGCCGGTGGCGCGGGTGGAGCTGTTCAAGACGGTGCGCATCCGGGTGGCAGAGCCGGCAATGGCTCTTACCGCAGCCGGAAGTGTGCGACTGAGCGGCAGCGGCGGCATTATTTTACGATAACTATTTAAATTTAAAATATATGGCATTAACAGAAGAACAGGAAGCGAAGCTGCTACAGCTGCTTTCGGCTTATGAAAACGGCAAGCGCGTAGGCGATTTGCCGGAGGTGACAACCGGCAAGGATAGCGCGGGGCTTATGGTGGAGGTTGTTGACACTGACGGCGAGAGCAAGAAGTTTGACCTGGGCAATGTGGCTCCGGTTCTTAATATCACAAGTTTTGGCTCGGAGCAACCCTACGGCACGCGCCGTTTGCGGAGAGTTGACCGCAAAGGAAATCCGGTTTGGTCTGACAGAAACAACCCGAACGGTTACTGGTTGTCTCCTGAAGAGTATGACGGCGAGTGCGACCCGGTGCTGGACGAAGACGGAAACCAGATAGTCGGCGCGAATGGGAAGCCATTGTATGCAGACGCGACTCTTGGGGTGGAACTTATTCAGGAAACACGCGCTGTGTCGGCGTTTGTAGCGTGGGCTGATTTTGACGTTAGCCGGCTTAAGATTGGTTTGCGTGTGAGTATAAAAGACTTGGAGGGCGCTACTGACAGTAACTGGTCTGTATCGGAGATTGGTGAAAAAGGCTTTACCGTGCGTAACGGGAACGGCGAGACCTCTCAGTTCTTCTACGAAGGCGAGTTTTGGGTCGGCAAAGGTACGGACGGAATTGAAGAGGGTTCCCATATCATGACAATGGCGATAGGTTACGGTCATAATTATTTTCTCGGAGGTGTTGATAGGATTCCGGAGTACAACTACCCGTATGGCAATGATATACATTCCGGGGGGCGGTATACCTTTGCCCTTGACTCCAATCTGTTTGGCGTAGACACTCCGAGGAGATTCACCGGATTTGCAACAGATGTCAGCGAGTCAAGCGCCGGCTTCGAGGGCTTCGATGACTACGAGGGGTTAAGGGTGCAACTTCAGTTGACAAAAGGCGAAGACGGCTTTTGGCATCTGTCTGACCCGGATTTTAATGAGACAATGTTTATTAGGACAAGACCGGACTATTTTTATGCACACATGTGCACTCTCGGGGATGCTGTTCCGATATGCAGTATGGTAGACGAATATACGGATGATTTAGGGCAGGTTGTGCGCGGGCTGGTGAATCCGGCATTAAGCGGAGGTTCGCTTTATGAGACTATTTCTCAGCTAAAAGGCTGGGTGTCTCGTACAAGGTTCGCCATTTCGGTAATGGATTCCTCTCAGTCCGTTTTTACTGAGGATTTCAGTCTGATTCCTATTCAGGGAGGCGCCCTTGATGCGATTGCATGCGGATATTATGGCGCGATTGCCATTGAGTTTTATCTGATAGCACCGAACTGTCAGATGTATTTCGTGCGTCTCGCTTACGATTCCGAGAATAACATCATCGAGGAGGAGAGCATAATTCCTGACGGGGTGTATTGATTGTGCAGGCAATGGAAGTGAGCGATATAGCGGTGCTGGTAGGCACGTTCGGCGGGTTGCAGGGCATTGTCGAAACTGTCAAGTGGTGGCGCGGACGCAAGGTGCAGATCCGCCGCGATGTCGCTGACGTTGCCGCCAAGGAGGGTGAGAACTTCCGCAAGCAGGTGGACTGGCTCGAAAAGCGGGTGCTTGACCGCGATGCAAAGATAGACAGACTTTATGCGGAGCTTCGCCAAGAGCAGGCGGCGCGCCTCGATGAGATGCACAAGCGCCATGCGGCTGAGCTGGCACTTGCCGAAGCCGAGGTGAAGAAGTGTAACAAGCGGAGGTGTCCCGACCGGGAACCGCCGAGCGATTATTGATTAACCTTAAGATATAGTAATTATGAAGTTTTTTAGTTTTCAGGAGTTTGAGCGGAGCGATACCGCTTACAAACATGGTATTGACAACACAGCTCCGGAGAGCGCCCGCAAGAATATAGCGGCGCTTGTAGACAAGGTGCTTGACCCTCTGCGCGAGGCGTGGGGCAAACCTATAACGGTTACAAGCGGCTACCGCTGCAGCGAGGTGAACCGGCTTGTGGGAGGTGTGGCGACAAGCACGCACATGCAGGGCATGGCGGCGGACATATCCACCGGCAACATGATAGACAACCGCAGGCTGTATCAGCTTGCCCAGGACTTGAATCTGCCGTATTTCGAGCTGATAGGCAAAAAGTACGGTTTCGGGTGGCTGCACATCAGCTATGACCCGACACGAACCAAACGAAATCCGGCGTAAGTCATGAACAGCAATAAAAACAGTTGGTTGCTTGCCGCCGCAATAGTTGTGGCGCTTGCCGTTCTGATGTTTGCGTGGTGCAATGACATAACCGGGCGCAGGGCTGAGGCTCTGCCCCCTGATACTGTCACGGTCACTGTGCGCGACACTGTGACAATCATAGCCCCGGCACCGGTGGCTGCGGCGACTCTGCCGCCTGTGCGCAGGGTGCTGCCTCTGTGGCGGGAACCGCCCGATAGTGTGCTTGCCGACCCCGGAGCTGTTGACAGCGCGGCGGTGGCAGCGCCCATGGAACGGAAGGTGTATCAGGACAGCGACTACCGGGCTGTCATCAGCGGCGCATGGGTGAGCCTCGATACTATCCAGGTGTTTCCGCGACACGACATTACAACTATTCGGCACGGCGTTACAAGAAATCGGCGCTGGGGTATAGGCTTGAGTGTCGGCTACGGAGTGACCCCGCAGGGCTTGCAGCCGTGGGCGGGTGTGTCGATCACTTATAATCTTTGGCAATTTTAGTTCATTGTTGTATTGTTTAGAGGAGCGATGTTGCGGGCTGTGAAGTTCGCAACATCTTTTTATATTTAAAATGGGTGGCGTTCCGACTATATTTAGTACATTTGCAAGGATTATATAGACTTTCTGCAATTCATTTTTTGGAACAAGACAAGACACAGCCGCGCAGTGATGCGTGGCTGTGTCGCTTTCCGGCATTGTTGTGTATGTCGGTAATATATGGTAATTTTGCCCCTGCATTTTTATCCATCAACATTCTGACCATAAGAGAGAGAATTACAATGACTGCACCGTGAGGCGCGGTCATTTTTTTTGCGATTCCAACTAAATGAAGTGTATTTACAACGCGAAGACAGAGCAACGAATCCCACGATACGGAAGCCGTGGGGGTCACTCAATCTCTTTGGGCGGCTCCTGCCCTTTGAGATAATCAGTAGCTTTAGCAGGAGAGATGACACTATGACCGAGGCGAGATTCAAGTTCCTCACGAGCCGCCTTGGCAACATTGCCTCCACTTCGAGCCACATTTGTATGCTGACTGTATGTCATGGGATTTCTTTGCTTGGAAATTTCGGTCGTAGAGGCTTCCGCAAGCATATTGAGGGCAAGCTCTACATTGGTCATATTGTCGCGCAATCCCTCCTTACGCAATCCTTTGAAACCCTTATATTCTTTTGTGGTCATTCCGCTCCACTGCTTCGTTATGATGTCTGTAAGCGTGGCGTACTGCCAGTCTTTAACGCCTCCGCGCTTCCATTCATCGGTAAGCAACTTGCGGGTCTCGATTCCGCGGAGTCTCTGGTTTATCCATTCGTCAGAATATCCGAGACGACGATAATCTGCTACAGCCTGCTCGATGGAGAGTTCGGGGTCTTGCATCTGGTCAAGACGAGTGGCGGCAACCTGTGCCATCCATTGTTTGAATGGTTCAGCCTTTGGGGAAGGGATGGATTGGATGATTCTAAACAACCCTTTAGGGTCTGCCGCCATCGCTTTTCTGTTTTTACCATCTGCTCCGATCATTGGAACCAGGGTACAAATTGTACCCCAGTTGGTGTTAAGCTCCGGGTCACGAGAGCGCATCTTCTTGATATATTGTTTTGGGTCGGTGCTGTCTGTAAGTGCCGCCACTACGTCAACAACCGAGAAGTACCATTCCTCTTTGTCGCTGTCCCACACTGTTCTTACCTTGCGGTCATTGAAAATCTGTATCTGATTCTTTTTTGTCATAATCTTATAAAAACATCGGCCACGGTTTCATGTCTCTATAAAGTGACGCTCAGAGACACTACTTCCGCAGCCGAGTTGAATATCTTTCGTGAGAGCGTCACCAATCATCTGATGCAAAGGTAATGGATTTCATTCACCCCGAAAATAAAATTGGGATAACAACGAAAAATATTTGCAGGATTCAAAAATGCGCATTACCTTTGCAGTGCTTTAAAAATTAATAGCGATGCTATTCCGGACGGGCTCGGTCAATGCTCGGACACCTCCGGGCTATATTTTTGC